AAAGTCCTTCGGTCATTGCACGGTCGTGTGGATTACCACGCACGACCATCATCTCGATCAGGGACAGAATGACGACTCCTGTCGAACAGAGTCGACATGACATCACCACGACGATTCTCCCGACAAAGTCTCTCGATGATCTTCTGACATCAGTGCTCGAGGACAGCCTGAAGGCGCTACAGGCGATAGCACGTACAGCGCAGAGTGAGCGTTACATCAATGGCCAATCAGCTGCCCAAATTGCAGCTCTCCATGAGCGCATTGCGAACTTCTCGATACAACTTCTCTCCGCCGCAGCCGAACCAAGCCAGGACAACAACTAGCGCGCAGACGGCTGTCTGTTATCTCGACTACCTTCGAGAGACTTTGCCGAATGGTTGGTCCTTTACCGCTCGGCATCTCATCGCCATCGCTTCGCACCTTGATGCTGTGGAGCGTGGTGAGATCGACAGACTCGCGATCCATATGCCACCGCGCCACGGTAAGACTGAGACAGTGACCGTGCGCTATGGCGCCTATTGCATCGAGCGAGATCCAAGCGCGAATGTGTTGGTCACTGGCTACAATGAGCGCATCGCGAGGCGCTTCTCCCGTAAGTCGCGCCAGATCGTTTCGTCCAGGACTAAACTGTCAAAAGACAACGCGGCACAGGATGAGTGGTCACTGCCGGAGGGCGGAACCTTTATGGCGAGGGGCGTTGGCAGTCCTCCTACCGGTGTCGGCTTCAAGCGCATCATCATCGATGACCCGATCAGGAGTCGCGAGGATGCTGAATCCTCTCTATACCGTGACAAGGCCTGGGACTGGTACACCGACGATCTATACACGAGGCTCGAACCGAAGGGCGCTCTCATCATCGTCTCGACCAGGTGGCACCACGACGACATCACCGCTCGCGCAATCAGTTCGGAACCTCATCGATGGACCGTGCTGAACCTTCCAGCCATCGCGGAGGAGAAGGACCAGATCGGTCGAATGCCTGGCGAAGCTTTGTGGCCAGAGAGATATGACGTCAAGGAACTCGGACGCATCAAAGAGGTGATGGTCGCCAACAGCGGAGACTATGGCTGGAGCGCTTTGTACCAGCAACATCCAACACCACGCGAAGGTTCGTTCTTTAAGTCGGACCGGATCACCATCGAGCATGCCACGCCGAACATCCAGAAGATGTCCCGCGCCTGGGACCTCGCAGCGACAGCTGGTAGTGGTGACTTCACGGTCGGGGTCAAGATGGGACGTGATGCTGATGGTCGCATCTGGATTCTCGATGTCGTGCGTGGCCAGTATGACACCGACCAACGCGATAAAGTTATCAAGCAGACAGCTGCTCTCGATGGTCGTGGTATCAGGATCCGACTACCGCAGGATCCTGGTCAGGCTGGCAAGAGTCAAGCCATGCACATGCTTCGGCTCCTGCATGGTAGTGCTGTGACAGTCCTGCCGGTGACCGGCTCGAAGGATGTGCGCGCTGAACCGTTCGCGAGTCAGGTCGCTGGCGGAAACGTGTACATGGTTGCAGCTTCGTGGAATCGCGAACTCCTGGACGAAATGCGGACGTTCCCGCTCGGCAAGAATGACGACATCGTCGACGCTTTGACCGATGCGTACGACGAGCTCGTGGGCCGTGGCGGTGGGTGGGGTGCAGTATAACGCATGATAAGGACACAATAGTCACATGGGACTCTTTGATCGCTTCATAGGCAAAGCAACCGCCTCACCGTCTGCGCTGCTTCCGCCGCCGCTGATTCAGCGACAGACCTCCTATTTCACTGGCACAGGTAACGGCGACTTTTGGTCCCTGCTGACACGCAACCTTCCAGGCTCAAGTTTCAACTGGCGCTCACAGGCTGGCGACCTAATGCTGAATAGCATTGTCGCGATCGGCATGGACTGGTACATTCGCAACTGGAGCCAGGGTGTTCCTGTTGTTCGTCGACCGATGCCTGATGGACAGGTCGAAACTGTCGCAGATCACCCGATTCTCCAGCTGCTCGCGCAGCCAACACCGAACGTGCCGCCTTCGCTCGTATGGTCGTGGATTCTCCCTGACTACCAGCTGCTCGGAAACGCGTACTTCCGCAAGGTGCGCGTGTCTGGTCGTGTCGTCGGTCTGCAATACCTAGCGGCTGACATGGTCCGGCCTGTCGGCAATAAGGTCAATCCTCTCATCAAGTATCAGTACACGGTCGATGGCACGAGCTACGACATAGCGCTCGAGGACATGATCCACATCAGGTATGGTCGAGATCCGCAGGACTCTCGCTTCGGGCGCTCTCCTGTCACATCCGTCCTTCGTGAGATCGCCACCGATAACGTCGCCGCATCAGCTGCATTCGGCATGGTGCGAAACGGTGGCATGCCATCGATCATGGTCGGACCAGACTACAAGGGCGGTGTCGAGGATTTGTCCGAAGACGATGCCAGACAAACAAAGCGGAAACTACAGCAGGACTTCACAGGCGATAACGCTGGTTCTGTCCTGGTGATGACTGGCCCATTCAAGGTCGAGCAGGTCAGCCACAAACCGAGTGAGATGGCGTTCGACGAGATCCGCCGCAAACCGGAGGAGCGCGTGTGTGCAGCTCTCGGTCTCAATCCTTTGGTCCTTCAACTCGGCAGTGGACTCGAGCGCGCAACCTACAGCAATCTCGAGCAAGCGACACGATCGGCGTGGACTGACGGGATGATTCCGCTGATGCGTCAGATGTCCGAAGCGCTCACCATCGCGCTACTCCCAGACTACGAAGAAACGCAGCCAGGCGACTACCTCGAGTTCGACGTGAGCAACGTTCCGGCGCTTCAAGCTGACCTCAATGAGGACGCTGAGCGCGCTGAGCGACTCTACAAGAGTGGCATCGTGGATCTCGCAACAGCCAAGCGTGTCGCTGGTGTGACACCATCGGATGATGACGAAGGTTATTATCATCCAACCGCTGTCCCTGTGCAGATCGGCGCGCAGGAACTCCTGGTCCCTGATGCTGCGCCAGTCGCGACAGCTCGAACTGCCGACGAAACGGCGAAGCTGGTCGGTGCTGCCGGTGCTTTGATTCGTGCTGGTTTTGAACCAGAGGCTGCACTCCAGGCTGTTGGTCTCAACTCTATCCAGCACCTCGGCCTGTTGCCTGTCACGGTGCGCCAGGAAGAGACGAAGGCATTCGACGATGCATCTGAGCCAGGACTGAAGTTCTTTCCCTCCAAAGAAATGAAGGAGGAAGCACAGCGCGCCATCGAGTGGCGTGATGCTGGTCGTGATGGCGGGACAGCTGTCGCATGGGCGAGAGCGAATCAGATCGTCTCCGGCGAGAAGCTCAGTGAGTCGACCGTCCTTCGGATGTACTCATTCTTTCGACGTCACGAAGTAGACAAACAAGCGGAAGGTTTCCGACCAGGTGAGGATGGCTATCCGTCCGCTGGTCGTGTCGCATGGGCCGCATGGGGTGGCGATGCTGGATATCGCTGGTCCACAGCTGCGCGCAAAGAGATCCTGAAGAAGATGGCACCGAAGGAAAACGGAAAGTCGTACCATCCATACTACGGATACGAGTTGACTGACACCGATGCCTGATATCTATCAAGTAAATGAGTCGTATCGGAATAAACTTCGATACCGTGAGAACGCTGCTCTAGCTGAGATGAGCAGGACATACGGTGTGCTCCAGGCTGACAATCTAAAGCGCCTCGAAGCAGTGACAGCCGCCATCGAGGAAGCACAGGCAGCAGGTGAGGACATCAGTGGCCTCAGCGAGTACATGCTCCGCCTCGAGGCGCTCAATATCCAGATGGCTGATGAAGTCGCACGATGGGCGCCACAGGCGACCGACATCGCAACAGGCGGACAACGTCGCGCCATACAGCTGTCGCTGGACATTCAGGAGGATCTCGTGCGAGCAGTCGCGGGTGTTCCTTCGTCGGTGTCGCTCACCGCTGATCTGATGTGGAATCGGCTCCCTGTCGAAGCGATAACCAACGTCGTCGGCTTCGCGGCTGACGGCTCACCGCTCGGTCTGCTGTTCGAAGCGATAGGACCTTTCGCGCTCGATCACGTCACGATCGGCATCGCGCAGGGTCTCAATCCGCTCCAGGTCGCACGAAGGATGTCGAGGACGTACGAAACTCTCGCTCCTTCACGAGCTGCTACCATCGCACGAACAGAGATGATTCGTGCCAACAGAGAAGCACAGCGACAGACCTTCGAGGCGAATCTGAGCATCGTGCGGGGCTGGCGTCGCATCTCAGCGGGTGATGTGAACGTGTGTCCTGTGTGCTGGTCACTGCATGGAGATCCGAATCCAGTTGCAGATGTCGTACCTTCGCATCCAAACTGTAGATGTACGATCGTCCCGATCACACCGACATACGCTGAACTTGCAGGACTGCCGCCAGGCAGTTTCGATGAACCGGAAGAGATGCCGGACAAAGAGGAGCAGTTTCGTATGCTCAGTGAGGCGGAGCGTCGGCAGGTCCTTGGACCTTCGCGGTATCGTTTGTGGGAGACAGGCACACCTCTCAGTGCATTCGGTAAAGTAGTACCGAACGCGGAGTGGGGACCACAGGCCGTGGTCGTGCCGGTCAAGGAGTTATGATGCAGACTTTGGTATCCTTCGGTGATGCAATCAAAGCAGATGACAACGGTCGTGTGCGTGGTTACCTGGTGCGCTTCGGCGGCGCCGACCTCGAGGGCGACTACTTCACAGCGGCGACTGACTTCGGTCGACCGATGAAGTCTGGCGAGCGTGTGCCGATGAACCTGTATTACCATCACGGCCAGGACAAACAGGTCGGGAAGTCACGCATCGGAACCGGCTTCATCACCATGGACGACAAGGGTCTCTGGTATGAGAGCCAGGTGGAGATGGCTGATCAGTATCAGAAGATGATTCAGGAACTCGCGAAGTCTGGCAAGCTCGGATATTCGTCCGGCGCCACAGGTCACATGGTCGAGCGCAAGAAGATGTCTGATGGTCGATACGAGATCACACGCTGGCCGATCGGTGAAGCTTCGCTCACACCGACGCCTGCTGAACCGATGAACATGGTCAAAAGTCTAAAAGACATGTATGGCGACATGGAGGATGGCATGGAAGAAGAGATGATGATTCCAGTCGCGCCTGGTGAAGACGTGGCGACATTCGTCGAGAATGTCTACGGCGACCTTGACAAGGAAATGGTCCATGAAGGACTCGAGGCGCTTTATGAGCGTCTCTGTGCAGGTGTTACAGCTGCATATGACAGTGGACTCGGCAGTGGACATGTGGATGCGATCATCGATGCATTCGCAGTTCGTGCCAAGGAACTGAACAGCAAAGTAAAGGATCCGGCAGCGGAAGCACAAAGCCTTAAGGCTATGCTCGAGCGTCCGACATCCATCCGAGAAGTGGAGCGACGTCTGCGGGATGCAGTTCGTCTCTCACGTAGCGAGTCGACAAGATTCGCAAAAACCATCTGGAACGAACTTCGAGACGAAGTATCGAGCGAAGATGTCACCATCGTCGAATACTCGAGCGACATCGAGGATGCGAAGTCCGCACTCCTTCGTGAGCTCATGATCTTGGAGTTAAGTCAATGACAATCGAACAACTCGAAGGACAGCGCCAGTCTACAATTGCTGCCGCTAAGGAAGTCCTCATCAACGGCGGAGACATGGCCGAAGCGAATCGCCTTCACCAGTCCGCAAAGTCTCTCTCTGAGCGCATCGACATGCTTCGCGAGTTCGGCAATGTGCCAACTCCTGTCGCATCAGAAGCGCCAAAGTCTGAGCCATGGAAGTCCGGCGGATGCACTCGGAATCCATTCCCTGGAACCCGTGACGAAGCAAACTTCAAGGCCTATGCATTCGGACAGTGGGTCCGTGGTACGGTCCTCGGCAATGCTTCCGCAGCCAAGTGGTGCAACGAGCATGGCGTCAAGTCGCAGACCGAAGGCACAGACAGTGCCGGTGGATACACCGTCCCTGAAATCGTTTCTTCCAGTCTGATCTGGCTCCGTAACGAATACGGAATCGCTCGCAAGTACAGCCGCATCTATCCGATGACATCTGACACACTCAACGTGCCAAATGCATCGACCAGCACCACGACTTATTATCCTGGTGAAGCAACGGCCATCACCGCCAGTGACGTCACCTTCAGCCAAGTACAGCTGGCGGCGAAGAAACTCGCCATCCTGACAATCGTGTCGAAGGAACTGAACGAAGACACGGTCATCGACTTCGGCGCCATGCTGGCGCAGGATTTCGCGTATGGCTTGGCTTTGGCTGAGGATGCAGCTGCATTCCAGGGCGATGGCACATCGACCTATGGTTCGATCACCGGAATCATGCCACGCATCAAGGCACTGTCTGCAACCTTCGCAAACATCGCCTCGATGGTTGTCGGTCCTTCTGGATCACAGACTGCACTCTCCAGCTTTACCCTGGCGAACTTCCAGTCGATGGTCGCGAAGCTTCAGCCATATGCCACGCAGCCACGCTGGTACATGCACAAGCAGGTGTTCTACAACGGCGTCGCAGACAAGTTGATTGCACTCTCCGGAAACAGCATCATGGACATCCAGAATGCTTACGGTCCTGAACCAACACTCTTCGGTATCCCGATCTCGTTCGTTCAGAACATGCCAAGCGCAACCGGTGTATCCAAGACGATGGCAGTCCTCGGAGATCTCTCCAAGGGTGTCGCGTTCGGTGATCGTCGTGGCGTGAGCGTCGAGGTCTCTGATCAGGTCAAGTTCATTGAGGATGCGTTGACCTTCAAGGCAACCGAGCGCTATGCGTTCAACTGCTTCGATGTCGGAAACGTCACCGCGACAGTGGCCGATCAGGTCCCTGGTTCCATCATCGTTCTCCAGGCTGCCGCTTCGTAGGCTGTCTGACTTCGCAGTCAAGGGGAGCGGGTTATCCCGTTCCCTTTTTGTTTTTAGGATGTAAACCATGCCACTCACTCGGACAGAAGCACTCGACCGTCTCGCTTGGATGGTCGCATCCGATCAATACCCGTTCTTGGATTCGACTGCACTACAGCAGCTCGTGGACGATCACGCTCGCTGGGCTGTCTGGTCTGCATCCACAGCCTTCGTCGTCGGCGACATCATCATCCCGACCGTGGCTAATGGCAGACTCTACCAGTGCGTCATTGCAGGGACATCGAGCGCCACGGAGCCGCAGTTCCCGCAGTGGACCAGGACACTTGGCTATTCCGTCAATGACGGAAGTGGTGACCTTTTATGGCAGGACGTCGGTCCCGCCAACGTCGAGCGCTATGACATCCGCACAGCTGCGCGACAGGGATGGATTCGCAAAGCGTCCAGCATCACGCACCTCATCGATGTGAAGGACGGCCAGGTCGATGCGAAAATGGCCGTGCTCCGAGAGCATTGTCTCGACCAGGCGAAGCGATTCTCACCGATGGTGTTCGTATGATCCCGGCAGCTTACAGCACAGCGCTTAAGAACGCGATTCAGGCGTATTCGTACGCTGACCGTGTCGCGATCTGGAGAACAGTCAATGCGGCAGATGGCATCGGCGGCGTCAGTCAGCACTGGATACAGGTCGCTGAGATCCGTGGCACGATAAGCAACACCGGCGACACTGAAGGCGTGGTCGGTGGCATGATCGAACAGTCTGGCACATGGACGCTCACATGCTCACCAGACGTCGAAGTGCGAGCAGATGACAGAATATACACATCCGGAAATCCGCAGGCGCTATCGCCATACTACGAGTGCATCGGCAGCGACTACGGTCACACGAACGCAGTCAGTCAAACCATCGCGCTTCGCGCCAGGACAAACGGTTAAGTGTATCCACTGCGTGGTGCAAGCTTCGACCTTATCGCACCATGATAAAGGTGAAGTCATTGGTGGAGTAGTCTATGAGTCCAGAGATGTGGGTGCAGATCGGTATCCAAGCTTTTATCACGACGGTGTCAATCGGTGCCGCGTGGGTGGCATTGCAGGTCAGGCTGACACGCCTGGAGACTCAGGTGGCACACATCATCTCGACGCTCGATGGTCAACAGCAGGAAGTGCGCCGCATCGAGCAGCGACTCGGTAAACTCGAGAACAAGGTTTCAGCCCTGGAGGCAGTCATAAACAGATGAACTCTATATCAATCAAAAGACTCGTGGTCGTTGTGATCGTGGCTTTTACAGCTGCTTTTACCTCGGTCTTTGGTGATGGGGTCCGCACATCCGAAGCACACGACATCGCCGAGCTGGGCGCAGTGCTTGCACTCTACGGAAGCAAGGCGGTAGCGGCGGGTGTCTCTGCTGCGGTGTCTAGTGTGCTGGCGTTCTTGACGATGCCGTTCAAGGGTAC